AGCATCTTTTTCACCTTGTGTTGCATTAACGTCCGTCCATTCGACTGGAACATAAACCACTGGATATCCGGCCAGTTCCCTCTCAATTCCGATTGCTTCAAATGTTTCTATTCGCTTTTTGATATACCATGTCCGATAGGCAATTCTTAAAATTGATCGTCCTTCTGGGTTATTTTTATGGATTGCTGTCCTGAATAATAAGGCTTTTTCAATGGGTATGGTTCTTATTCTATAATCCGGTGGCGGAAGCTGAACCATCCCATGAATGCCGCCTTCATCATCAAATATCCAGCGCCATAGAGTTTCTTGTGCTCTGATAGGTATTTTTCTCCATCCTATCCGGCCATCGTTAAAACGACTATTCTTAGTTGGATCTTTATTTTCTCCGAATCGTCTTTTATAAACAATTTCATGGTATGAAAACCCATAAACTAAAAAGGACATAATCTCCGATATGGTGTCTTCCCATGTCGTAGACATATCCTGTAAACAACTTTCCAGAAATTTCTTTGCTTCTTCATCTTCTGGAGTTCCACCCCCGGCCTGAACCCGCCATGTTACCTGTCTAATAAGCATATCAATGACAAATAAAATTGCTCCGATAACACTATCGTTTTCAGACATTTCCCGATAAACTCGGACCCTTACATCAAAACTGGATAGCTGTCTTAGTTGTTCTTCATAAACATAGCCATCATATTCAATAAGTCCTGTCCGGCCAAGTTCCTTTGTGGCGATCTGTGGCGTGATCTTCTGATTCACTTCATTTTTGTTTAAAGGATCATTTGGCAGGGCCATCTTTGATTTACCTCCTTTTCTCGAAGGCAAAATTCAAATGATTTCCTTAAGGACCATGACGTTGAATCGGCTATCCGCTTAACGACATCAATATTAATGTCGGTTCGCAAACACTCTTTTTCTACCTGTCTTTCTTCAAGCACTACAACTGCCATGGCTTGCCAGTGTTCTAATAGCTTATCCATTACCTCAACTCCTTTTATAAAATCATTTTCCATTTATGCCCATAATATTAAATATGAGGACTCTCTCGTTTGAAGTCCTCGATTCCAGATGGATTATATTTACCTAGTTTCTTAGGTCCATCCATTAGTTCCCAGATAGCCCAACACAAAGCATCAACTCGGTCGGGTGACTCTGTATCATTCTCCGGATCCCAATTTGTCATTTGAGTTTCGAGGTCCGGAAATGTACCGACATGATGGCATTTATGCTGTTCATAAAGTGCTGCGATTGGCTCCGCTCTTAACTTCTTCCCTCTCGACGCATGGATTGATTTAAAACTCACATATCTGTCGATGGTCTTTAGCACATATTCGACCATATCCCCGCCTTGATTGACTTCGCCGATGACTCTATCTGCCTTATATTTATAATAAACAGAAACGACAGCCTTCCCCCATCCGGCTGGACTGTCCTTCAAAGACTTATCATCCAAGATATAAAAATGACCATCATTCCCTTTTCCAACAGCGATAATTCCTGTTTCATCAGAATTTTTATTAGCTGTGGCTGCTGGATCGACTCCAATTACAATCCTTCTTAATTCCGGATGCTTTATGACTCGTGATTCCTCGATTATTTTCTCTTTCCATAAAGCCTTTGGATTGTCATCTAGGATTTCTCCATATAATTCTTGTTTTCCAATCCTAGTATTTTTATAGCGTTCAATGATTGAACTAAAGAAAACATTCGATAAGTTATCCCTGTTTTCGAATGTGGACCCTCTCGTTATGCAAGTATTGTCTTCCCGGATTAATCGCTTGATCGTTCTCGTTGGTCTTGGCGTTGTGGTTATCACACACCTTGGATTAACACCAATCCTCAAACAGAAAGCAATCATATCTAGGACTTGCTCTTGCTTTGGAATACTGGCTAATTCATCGACCCATGCTGTATCCACATTTGGACCCCGCAATTGATCCGGTTCATCTCCGGAGTATGTTATGGCTACCGCCCCGGTATGGAATGTGATCTTCCTTTTTGATGGCTCATAGTTTGGTCTTTGATTTGGTGGAAATACATTTAGGATTCCGCTTGGTCCTTCTATCATGATATCTCTAATGTCCGATGCCCTTGGTGCTACGAGTGCGATGTGCTTTGACTCTAACGTGCAAACTCTTTTTCTAATCCATTCTGCTGCAGTTTTGGTCTTCCCCCATCCTCTACCAGCAAGGATCAACCAGTATGTCCAGTCTCCTGCTGGTTCGACTTGGCTAGGTCTTGACCACACTCCTTCCCAATCATAATAAAGGGCAATGATTTCTTCATCCGATAATTTCTTCAGAATTTCATCTTTCTGCCTACTGCTCAACAATCTAAGTTTCTCTACTAATTTTCTCAAAATTTCATCTCCACAAATTGAGAAGATTTAAAGTGCGCATCTCTGCCCAGCTTATTGCGCTGCAGTCCCCCTAGCGTAAACTCATGAATCCGACTAGCGCGGAAGCAAAGACACGGATCCATTAGAACCGCCCCCACTAATTTTAAATAAACCCTCTAACCATTTCATATCCTTCTGCTTCATCCATTCCAACAATCGAACCCATATAAAAAGCTTGAAAATGCATATATTCTTCCGATCGCGGATGTGGAAATTGTCTAATCTCTGTATCGTAACATTGGAGTGCTTTTACCTTCGCCGCTGTCATTCCAGTGATGTCAATAAAGACATTTGGAGTGAATACTCCGAATGATCCAAATGTCCATTCTGTGCTCGACGGAATTGAAAAAGAATAGATCGTATTCACGGTGTGATTCCCTTTAATTGGTCGTGTTGCCGTTAGGACCGCTCGGTGTGTTATGCAATGGTCAATATTTAGATCCTTCTGAGAATGCGTGAATATGACATCCGGCTTTATTTCCTGTATCCACTTCTCAATTTGCTTAACAATGTCAAGAAGTGGGACTGTATCAAATTTGTTATCTGGAAAATTTGCAAATTTAAGATGCTTTCTCATTTCCTGCTTTGGCATCCCTGTTAAGGCTTCCATTGCGTTTCGTGATCGATCTTTTACTTTTTCCTTCTCGAATTCGGCTAGTGCATCGGTATCTTGGCGCGATGTCATTCCAAGGCTCAGGTATCCAATAGACACCCTTTGGGAATCCGAACGCGTAATTCTAGCCATCATTCCACCGCATCCCAAAATCTCATCGTCTGGATGCGCTGCTACAATCAGAATATTGCTCATATATCCACTTCTTTCCAGATTCAAATATTATATTCTGGCTTCAGCGCTTCTTTATTCTGCTGCTCTGTAAATCGTTCTTTGCTTGGATTGGTGTCTAACTTGTGATCCCCACACCAATCGTGCTCTGCATAGACTACTGGGTATCCGTTCATCGTCGGCGCTTTCTTCCTACAACGTCCGATCTCTAATGTTTTCGGAGCGTAAAATGCACATGTTGAACAACAAAATCCAGTCTTCCGGTCCCATTTATCTCCCACTTTTCCTTCCCCCCATTAAAAATTCGGCTATTTTTAAATCAAATTCAGTGTTTATATCAATGGCTCTTTCTGGATTAATAAAAAAAGGCATCACATTTGGCATATAAAAATCTTCATATTTCAGAAAGCTTTCTGTCTTTACGAAGATAATTGTGCCATCGTGTATGTATGTCTGCTCTAAGAATTGGGATTGAGTGTCCATGAACTCTGGGTACATCGCCTGAATATATCCCTGATAATCAATCCTAAAGGTATGCTGCGGTGGGTGCTGCGTGTTCACTACACTCATGACTCCATTTATTTTGTCGTAATTCTTTCGCATGAGTGCCGCTGCCGTTCTCAAATCTTCGGCTCTCCGAAGTGGTGAAGTCGGTATAATCAATGCGACAATATCGAACTTATTTTCTTCGGCTGCATAAAGTTCCATAAGGTATCTGACAAGCGTTTTTAGTTTAGCCGTGTCTCCGCTCAGACTTGGTGGCCTAAGATGATAAACGATTTTATTAAAATGTTGAACGCTTTCTAATATATCTTTCGAATCGCTTGATACAACGATTTCTGAGAACACATCACTTTGGATAACGGTATCAATTGCGTGGGCCAGTAAACTCTGCCCATTGATTTCTCTCATGTTTTTTTGGGCCAATCTCTTTGATCCACTTCTAGCCGGGATAATCGCTAATGTCTTCATGGACTTTTCCTTATTGCTTTGACTTTGATTTCATCATCCTTCTTTTCCACGATGATCTCATAGCTTGGAGGTATTGTTCCAT